CGGGCACTGAACCCCCTTATCAGGATAGGTACTACTCAAACACCTGACACTTTCTTTCATTCCAGGAAGATTTAGATGCTTAACAACCGGCATAGCAATTTTACCACGAGGAACAACAAAAGTGGTATCATCTGGGCCGGGGGGACAAACCCGAAATACGTTCTTTACCCCGTCCCCTCTTTCGAACTTAAACCAACTAAGCTCAGTCTTTTCAAATTTTCCTTTTCCACGACTCTGGATTTTATTATACTCGTTCGCCATTTCTTCCATATTTAATGCCATTTTACTCACTCCTTAATTAAACCTTCTCTGCCATTTTTTCTCGTTTACACATATTGTTAATCATTGATTCTCTTCGTCTAAGCGATCCATGTAATAACTCAATAGTTCTAAACATTCTATTGGCAGCTAGATATTTTTTGTATAAATCTGCATATTTTTGGTCTGACTTTACTAGATGTTCGGATACCCACTGAGGCTTTTTTAAATCTTTAAATTCTTCTGCTTTCTGACCAAAATAAGCCTCTAAGTCCAACTGAGCTATCTCTTTTTCTTCTTCAAATTTTCCTACGTACCAGGCTAAGTCAAGTTCAAGCTCCTGATGTATATCTATTCTTTCATCTAAGTTATCTCTTGATACAGAGATACTTGTTATAATATCCTCAAGGCGAGAAAGGTCACTACTAACGATAGAATTCTGTAAACCCGGAGAATTTAAGAGTTTTTTAAACTCAGATATCTGTAGTTTTAATTTCTCGCCTTTCGAGGATATCATAATACAAAAACCTTACTCAACCGGAACGATATTGCTTCTGGTTGTGTAAAGAGGGGTAGCTCTACGAGGGAAAAATGACAACCCATAAAAAGTCTTCTTTCCTCTCCGATTCTTATCAACAACTAGCCCTACCCTACCCTGGTACCTTACTGGGCCACTCAACAACCGAACCGCATCACCTGACTCTACTGTACTAATTCTCTTACTTGACATTTTTCTGTCCTCCTTTACTTTTTTACTACATTTGCGTCTACACTTTCAACAACAATCTCTTCTACCGCCGCTAAAGACTCCGGGTTAAGGGCGATATGCCACCAATCATGATTTCTTAGATCCTTGATTGGTTCATCTGTCACTAAATTCAGGGTCACTTGAACTTGTCTAGGCTTCATTTTCTGTCCTCCTTTTAATCAAATTTAATGATTGCCTCAACATATAGTGAGCCTCCGTCGAAAACTGTATATCCAACTTTGGCCACCAATTCTGTATCTTCCTCTTTTTCCCACTCTTTTAATATTGTGTATGAAACAGAATTGGATTTTTTTAATTGATTTATAGTTTCCTCAAAAAATACTTTCTTTCCTGAAACAGTTAGCTCTCTCTTATTATAGTCTATTCCTTTAACGTCTACTGTTCCATCCCATCGGGCACCAATTTCTTTCGAGGTTACTAATGGGACGGTAATCCAGGGGCATTTATTCATGGTTTTTACGGTCATGCACTCAGTAGCAATTCTCAGGGTGTCGAAAATCTCGCCTGGGTATACATCATATTCAATAGAATCATGAGTAAATTCCCATGGTACAGACCTTAGTCCCTCGTTAAGAAGCTCCTGTTTTACCATTCCCAAGCCGATCAGGGTTATATCAGAACCCGCACTTTGAATTCCATAGTTTTGGGCTTCCCTCTTTCCCCTAGCCACCATAAAATCGCTAATGGACTGCCAACCTTCTAGGGGTAATTTTCTTCCCACAGGAGAATAGACGTACCCACGAGCCTCAAATTCAAGGTGCTTATCTTCAATGTAAGATTTTAACCCACGAAATTTTTCGAAATACGTTTTTATAAACTTAACCGATTCTCTGATCGACATTCCTGTAGCGGCAGATAAGGCTTTTGGCCCCCTTCCATATAAAACACCGAAATTGACTGTCTTGGCAAAACTCCTCTGTGCGCTAGTAACTTCGCTTGGTTTTACCCCACAAACCAAAGAAGCGGTGTATGTATGAAGGTCCTGTCCAAGGTCTTCCCCGCAATACTTACATACGCCAAACTCAGAAACGTCTGCAACCCTATCACATTTAACACAAGTCAAATAAGCTTTCCTTAATTCATCATCATTCGCAACCGCCGCAGCAAGTCTCATTTCCAACTGCGAGTGGTCCATACTAAGGATTACTCCACCCTCATTATGCCATTTTGATATGAACAATCTACGAATGTCTGACTTCTTTGGTAATGTCTGTAAACTGAAGTCCTTTGTTGACATTCTCCCCGTGTCTGTCCCGTGAATTAAGTAATTAAATACAATCTGATTGGTTGTAGGAACTAAATAATCTGGAATTGAATTAACATAAGAATTCAACATTTTAGAAATTTTTTTGTATTTTCTAAAAGACAATAAAAACTCTCTTAAATTTTGTCTAGTCCCGTCTTTAGGTAAATTACCAATCAAACTTAATATGGTTTCTTCATTAGTTGTTGGACTCCCAAGTCTCAAAACTAAAGGGGCTTTATGAGGATACTTAATAGGTTTACGAAGGGTTACATAATCACCATTATACTCTTTAACTTTCAACCGTTCCGCTCTTTCACCTGTCTTTGACTCAGCCCACAAAGTTTTGGGAAAAGTTTCTTTATCAATATCCACATCAATAGGAAACTTTTCATCACCAGGGACCAAAGCGCAAGGGAACATTCTAGGGGTCATTCTTTCTGCAACTTCATCATTATCAGTGGGAATCCGAATCTCAGCCTTCAACTTACCATATAATACATCCCCTACTTGTTCCGGTGACCCAGGTGAAAATTCCTTACCGGTTTCCTGTTCATATTCTTTGACTTCTGGTAAGTTCAATAATGTTTCATACGCTCTTTGTTCTTCCACAGGATAGATCTCTTTGAGCCTATTTAAATAATCTAGATCTATAAAAGCCCCTCTTTGTTCGATATCAAGAAAATCCTCGGCTGCTTTTCTTAACATTTCGGCTATATTTTGTAACCCTTCTTCTATTACTTTCTCATTTAGTACTTTGTATAGTCCGTAAGTAGCAGCAGGGTCTATAGCAGAATATTTTCCAAGTATATCAACCGGGATATTTTTGTAGGACTGACTTCCTACCGGTAAAGTATCAATGTACTTGTCTACTTCCCTACTCCAGTCTCTCCATCCAAGGAATCTACTGGCTAACGGTTTTAACCCATGAACACAGGTTTTCATATGTAGGGTATAAGACATAAGCATTGTGTCGGCGTATAGAATTGGCTTTATACCAAATTTCCTCAAAGACCAAGGACCCTCTGCTTTTGAATAGTTATGGCAGATAATGGGTATCTTTGACAAAGCACGAGCAATAGCAGGCTGAACTTCTTCAGGGTTTGTTTTTGATCCTTCCCCGTACAAAGGAATACACACCCCCTCAGACGATGAAGTAGCGAACGACGCAGCTACAACTTTCCTATCTGGGTTATACAAATCCAACCCAGAAAGTTTTGATGCTTCATCTCTTGTTATACCACTTACCAACGTATCCCATTCTAAATCATAAGCTACTGCTTCAAATTCACCAGCTTCATATCTTTCTATAAGTTCGTCTAAAAATGATATTGCCTCTTCCGTTGAGTTAAGTATTTTGCATGTTACTGGTATTTCACTATCATCTATAATATCATTAGCAATAGAAAAAGCTTTAGTAATTTGCCCCAGGTACCTACCGCCAGACCTAATATCTGCGGAAAAATGAGGGGATAATACAACAGGATAGTCCTTACCCCTTATGGATACCATATGTACGGAGCCGGAAACCGCTGTAATCGACTTTATCTCTTGTCTCAATAGCGCCTCAGCAGCATGAGCACCAAGAGCCACAATTACTCGTGGTTGCAGTTTTTCTATCTCATCCCATAAATAATCAATGCAACACGCGGTCTCGATATCGACACTAGGTTTAGTTGGTGCGGGGTGCCTATCACCCGGTACACTAGAAAAACACTTTACTGTATTTGCGTACCTAACCTTCTCCGGGGGAATTCCAATATTCTTTAGGATGTCTTCCCCATGTTGAGCAGCGGGTCCAACGAAAGACAAACCACGTTTACTCTCTTCATACCCAGGGGACTCTCCAACCACTAATATGTCAGCGTTAATAGAACCACGACTTGGTACTTTTATAAAGCCAGTATCTACTTTTTTTGACAACTGACATAGGGTACACCGAGAGCGAGAAACCCAGGCCCTACCAATCTCCTCGTCTAGCCAACCACGAGCTTTTAGTTTTCTAATAAACTCGTCTTGTGTGATTTCACTAATCATGGCCAAAAATTACGTTTCATGAAAGAATTAATAATCTTATCATATAAAGCTAAAGTTATTTTACAATCGTTAAGACAATATTCTTTTATTTTGTTATATTCGCCACTATAAAACATATCCTTAACTTCTGAGCCTTCGCTAGTTTTTCCTGGTAAGCCAAAAACTTTTGCCCAAACATCTAAAGACCCAGATCTACCAAACTCTTTACTAATATCTAGATGATGCCCAGAACTAAACGCTATCTGGTCATTGTAATTATTGTTTGGTAAAGGTCTAGAAGGTTCTATTCCCAGGATTTCACTACGACGATAAATATAAGGCATATCAAAATCCTTACCATTAAAAGTTATGAGTCTCACCCTACTTCTTGAATTTAATAAAGTAGTTTTTCCTATCTTTTTCCAAAACGTTTTTAGTATAAACCCTTCATCATCACCACACTCACTGAATTCCCCGTAAGCCCCAGTTTGCAGGTCTCTTAAAATATAACAAATACAGACTATTTTACCGGTCAATGGTGACAACCCAAGTTCATCTAAAAACTTTTTATACTTTAATATAACTGTCTTAACTTCCTCATCTTTAATATCGTAATTTCCTTTTTCCAAGTACCAAGAATTTTCCTCTACTATTTTTCTATCCCTACCCTTAAAAAAATCTAATGGTTTCTCCATTACTTCTAATCTGGGGACAGTTTCAATATCCAGGGCAATCTCATACTCAATCTTACTTTCACTCATTCCAAACCTCCTTAAATCATTATAAAAACAAGTGCTTACTTTAACCAGGAATGATACACTTTCCTCTGACCTTTCGTAGTTTGACGGCGGGGGGAAACGAAAATTCACCCCTACCCGTACAAAAATTCTAGGTGCCCAACCTTATCATAATCACTATAAGGGACAGCCGACTCTTTAAAGGATAAAAATTTCCTCCTCCCTAAGGAAGCAGGGTCTTCATTATCAGGCATGTTTATAAGCCGAATATCTTTAAACACACAAGACAGGGACTTAGCTAATTTTAACCCTGAAGGTTTAGCGTCGGGGTCTAAAGCTATGTAAATAGTTTCTAACTCTAATGACCTAAGTAAGTCTACCTGATTGCGTGTAAACTCTTTCCCATAAGTAGCTATGGCATCCCTACCAGCCATTATAGCTGATATCGGCCCCTCCGTTATTACAATTGATCTAGAACCCCCCAATAAAAAACGCCCTAAATTGTACAATTGCCCAGATCGTTTTGCCCCAGGACAATTATAATACTTCATTCTCATTTTGTTGTCTTGCTGATCGTAAATCCTAGCCACCCAGTATACAAGCCTACCACCTAAGTAATCAGGGAATAAAATTCTTCCGTTCCATATTCCTATACCGTAATAAATTATATCATCTGGTGAAAGACCTCTAGAAGTCAAATAATCGTAAGCTTTCATACCGGTGACTAATGGTAAAAACCCAGCGGGAAGTCTGACCGGGCTTTCTTTAGACTCTAATTTTTTCAGTAATGAATTATAATTAACCTTACCAATAAACTTAGAGTCTAATGTTATCCTACCACGTTTTTCACAGCGAAAACAGTTGTATAAACCAAATTTATTATCATTCTTTATGTGTATACTAAATCTGTATTTTCTATCAGGAGTTGGCTCCCCACGGGTAACACAAAATGGGCAACAGAAATTTATCTCTGACCCATCCCTAGACAAAACCCCGTCTCGTTCATCAAGACCAAGCTTACTAACTATTTCACTAATTAGCATCATGTCTTTTCTGTAAGCTTCATTTTCTCAGGCTCTAACTTACAGGTTATAACTTGCGAAGTATGACCATATCTCCTTGATTTTGCTATAAAAATTCTCATCTCATTATTTTTTCTGTCATCTTCATTTTGGTTTATGGAAATAATGACGTCTGCCTTCCTAGCCTTTTTAAACGAATCTGACATAACATCTAAGTTAGCTACCTCACGAGAGAGGCCAGAACGATTAGTTTGACTATCGGCCCACATAGCAACGTTAAAATCATGAGCTATAGATTTTAATCCTATGTACACATCACCAAGTTCATCATAAGTTTCCCCCTTACGTTTATACCCCGGTGACAAATCATCTGCGTTGTCTATGATAACTAATTCTGGACTAACTCCAAGTCTATATTTAACTACAGAAAGGAAATTACGCACCGCCCCAATACTGGTATAAGGAGGAAAATATTTAGCTATAAGTTGTGGATGAAAAACTTCATAAAACTCTTTAGCTTTTTGGTTAAAATCGTCCTCTACCACACCACTAACTATTTCATGGATAGAAAAGCCTGTCCATCTCGAAGTGTACCGGGCCAACAAATCTGATTCTTCCAACTCACCAATAGATAAATGAACAACCGGTAAACGTTGGATAACTGCCGCAGCACCTAAGTTCACCAAACAAAGGCTCTTACCAAGCCCTGTATAACCAAGAACAATACCTAATTCTTTTTTCCCTAACCCACCATTGAATATTTGGTCTAAAGTTGGGATGCCAGTCATTATCTTCATACTCTGACTAAACATCCCATCTTGCCCGCAAATTACAGCCGCGTCAAGAAACTTTTCTCCTATGTTAATTCCTGTATCAGCAGAGGCTACACCGGTATTACGGTACTTGTCTATCATCTCCCAAACATGGTCAGAAGGGACATTCTTACTAACCATGTTAGCAGCTTCAAAAGCTATTTTTTCTATCAGTTTTGCTTTCCCAAATTCTACTACTTTATCTTGAACAGTCTTAGCATCTGAAGGGTCTACTTTATATGCATCCCCTAAGGTAGTTAATAAAACTTCTCTAAGTTTATTATCTAATTTTTGTTCCCGACAATAGTCAGCTATCATCAATTCTATATCATGATGAGTTGGTATAGTGTAGGAAGAATCAAAATGTTCTAATATCAACCTAATAAGTATTGAATGTATTTCACTATCAAAATACTCGCTCTGTATTATAGCGTTGTAAGAAGGTAGAAATGTAGGCTCTCTTAAACATAAAGAGAGAACAATACTTTGAAACCTACTATCGTATGGATAAGTTTTATTACTCATATTATATATTTATCCTAAATATTAAACATAGTACTCAATAACCTTATTAATCAACTCATCAACTTTTCTATACTCAAAATATTCATAATTATCAGCTTTAGAATATCTACTACGGTAAAAATCCCTACGTTCATTTGATTGATTTTGTAATATAAAACTCGTGTAGTCACTAAAATCAATAATGTGGGCTATATTTAATCCTGTTTTAGATCTAAGGACCCTACCAGCACGCTGTATAACCCTTTTATAAGCCCTACCCGCACTGGCGACCAGCAATACATCTACAGAAGGGAAATCTGAGTCCTCATGAATCGAGGGGGACCCAACGACATTGTAGACGGGGAGGGCGGCCAGCATATTCAAAAAATCGTCTATTGGGACTACGGAAGAATCTTTTTCTTCTCCATCCTCAAATGTAATGAGATTCGATTCCCCCCGGTAAAAATAAGTTGGGACCCCAGTAGAAGACATTAATTCACACAAAACTCTACCGTGACTAATCTCATTAACTAAAGTCATTACATTAAGATTTTTATTGATTAGTGAAGTAGCTATATTACTTATACAATTATTTCTATAAGCATTACCATTGATGCATTTATTTTTAAGTATTTGCCAATTATTACCTCCGACTTTTGGGTTATAGATATCAAGGAAATGAATTTTAGGGGTTGCCAAATGACCTTTATTCATTAGCAAGTAATCTGGAATCCTAGAAACTACTTTTCCAGTCAACCCAACTAATAGAAAATCTCTAAATGTTGTAGGATTATCATATTTAAAATAAGGAGTCGCTGTTAGAGCAAACCGTAGATCAGAATTACAGCTACCCCCAACAGTAGCCCACATTTTACTTGGTACATGGTGGGCTTCCATAAACATAATACACTCTATTTCATCTAATAATGATAGGATGTCTTTATTTTTCTTCAGTATACCCCTATATAGAGAGTTTATAACTGCTATTACATGTTGATGATTAAGTTCTGAGTCTTCATCACCTAATATACCAACGTCAGTTATACCGTAGCTCATATACCTAGCCCTGGTTTGTCTCATAGAGGAAACGCCAGGTACCACCAGCAAAGACCTTCCATTACATGTATTTGATATAGCCGCACTTAAAACCGTTTTACCAGACCCACAAGGTAAATGTATAATTCCTCTACGATTATAAAAAGCCTTTTCTAAAGTTGATTTTTGGTAGTCCCGTAAAGTTATCCCACTTAGCAAATCGGAGGGTATCGCTGTTAAGGAAACCTCTGGGGGTTCAGGTTTACCTGTAACCTCATACTCAAACTCCATAGAGTCAAGCAAGGAAGTTACATGGTCTAATAAACCAGAATAAAAACGATTTTCGAAAAGTAATGAAGGATTTTCTTCGTCAAACGTTAGAATTTGTCTGACGGTTCCAAGTTCCACATAATCCCCATTTACTTCAGTAAATACATTACCATATTCAAACGTGAGCATTTGAATTGAAAGTAAATAAAATGTAAAGGGTTAATTAGAAAAACTTTGGAACGTTAGCGTTATAATTACCTAAAGGTCCATAGGTATTATCGTCATTTAAGTATTCAAAAGTTATTCCATGATCTGGGTATATTTTTGTATATAAATTCATTTTGTTATTTAGCCTATTTTCTACTAATGTGGTAATCCTCTTAGGGTCCAATGTTATTAGCCAATTCATTCCCTGACTTTTTGTAGTTACTATCGAAGGTTCATTAACTAAGAACAAGTTGTTAAATAATTGTGTTGAGTCATCCATTTATCAAAATCTTTTTCCCATGAACCTTTAAAACTATAAGTACAAGTGTCACCCGGTGCCTTATTCTTCATAAACTTAGTGTCCTTCCATATAACAAAAGTAGGCTTTTTAAGGGCAGCGGAAGCGTGGTACATACCTGTATCATTAGAAATAATAAATTTTGCTCCTTTAATAAGACCTAATGATTCTCGTATGTTATCCACTACTACTTTTGACGGAAACCAATCTTTCATATAGTTAATAAATCTTTTAAAATCATCTGAAGAACAAGGAAAAACTACCTGGTATTTGGACGAAACTGCCCCCAAAATATTCCGGTATGTTTCGTCCCCAGGATCTTTTGCCTGCCTCCAATTGTCATTAATCATACCTCGAAAAACAACGACATATTCTTTATCAACCCAAGTAGGTACTGGGCACTCATCAACGTATGTATGGGGAATTACTAAATTTTCTCTATTTATTTTGAGTTTTGCTAAAGCCAAGTTATATATGTGGTGCCAATCAGGTATTACATAATTTATATTAGCAGAGGAAAACAATACTTGGTGGCCAGCAACATCCCTTGAATTAGAAATAGTAATAAAAGGGCAATCTAAAAACATTTCCTCAACATGCTTGTCATAAAAAACAACTTTAACTGGATTCTTAAAATGTTTTGACACTATTTGTAAAGCTGGGGTACAATTTATAAAATTACCAATCCCATACCCCTTTTGCTGGGTAACGTAATAGTTCATGAATTTATTAATTTTACCAAATACTCAGCAGATTTTTTAAGGGACAAATTTTCTTCATAAAAAACCCTTGGTTGGTAAGATTCTAAATTTCTTAACACATCACTAACAACAAGCCAAAAATTTTCCCTACTAGCAATTTTCCCAGTACGGCTATTAATATATTTTTCTTCCCATATATGAGTTTCATTTAATACCACTACAGGAACCCCAGAAGCCAATAATTCCGGTATTACTCTAGGGCATGAATCCACCTTACCAGAAGAGCAAACTATTCCAACACTACATTTTTGCATATATTCAGACACAGAACTTCTTAATAGTCTTATCCTAGTAATATTATTAGGGGCAGGTAACTTACCCTTATTGCCTATATTTAATATACTCAATTCTCTAGGGCAAGTAGAAAATACAAACCCGTGGCCCTTCATAGTCTCTTGTTTTCCATTAGCTGGAAAACAAGCATCAAATTTTTTATCTACTTTCCTAGGGTAAAAAATATTGTCCGCCGCTGGCTTTATAAATAATTCCGACCTAATTTTCGGGAATTTTGTTTGGCAAATACTCCTCTGTCGTGGGGAATCTTGAAGTATTAAATTATACATGTCTGCATTATGAGAAGGAAGAAATCTTCTACCAGCACCATAATAGATCTTAAAAGCTTTTGGAAATCTCTTTATAATACATTCGTACTCATCAAAACCCCCTCTACAAAAGATAACATCTGGATAAAAAGAATTCTTGTATGTAGAAAAAGAAGGAACCCAACGTTCAACAAAATTGTTTGAAAACCTTTTTTCCCTTACTCCTCCCCAATACCAAAGCTCTGAGTGATCTTGTTTCCCAGTCATAGTAAATAGTAGCTGTGTCCACATATCGTCTACTTTTTCTATTGTATCAAATACTATTTCTTGTGGATCTCTATCAATAGGAACTTGACCCCGAAGGAATAAATAATTCATAATTATAGCGACACGAATATAAAAGCAGTCCTAAAGTTATTTATTACTTTGTTTATTTTGTATCCTTCTGCCTCTATAAAATCTGTGTACCCTTTTTTGGTCAGTTTAAAAGGGTCGCTTTCTGTTTCTTTTCCTAGTTTTCCACAGTGTATAACTAATACCCCTTTACCATTTAGGCATTTAACCCAATTTTTTAAGCATAAACTTGGGTTAAATGAATGGTCAAATGAATTTGAATATATAAAATCTGCCTTTCCGACCCAAGATTCTTTATAGTCATGAAAATCCCACTTATACAAAACCCCCTTTGCTCCACCACCAGTTTTCGGGGTACCTATCTCGGTTCCTATAACTTTACAGTTTAAGTAAGTAGAAAACCACAAACATTCTTTACCGCTTCTAACCCCATGGCAAATACCAAACTTTATACAATCATTTTCTTTTTTAAGCTCATAAGATAAAAATTTTATTTGCTTTTTAGAAACCCATTGATTATCAAATTTTCTGGTATAAGTCAATATTTGACTATTCTTATAGTGTTCATAATCTTTATAAATATACATGATAATTAAACCTTTATAAGACACTCACCCCTAAAAGAATTTATGTACTGCCAAGAACAGGTGCTTTCATTATTATTGAGCCATTTCTTAACACCCGTCCTTACCGAAGACAAATGAGTGACGTCATCTACCAGCATAAACCCACCACTTCTCATAGTTTTATACGCTAAGTCTAAATCATGTATAACTCCATCAGTTGAGTGGTCACCGTCGATATGA